ACATTATGTCAAGGCTCCTTGGTCTGATGACACTGCTACAGATTATTTGCCGACGATCATGTCTTGGCAAGCTTTGGAAAATGGGTTAGTCAAGTATAAAGAACCTTTCTATGTTTACCCCGAACAACGACTTCAACGTATGGAGCAATTTCTGCGTCAGAAGCTTGCTTGGATTTGGGGGGAGAGGAAGTTTTTGTCCTACCCTGAAGCTATTGCCATGTTGACATTGGATAAGTCCCCTGGGTTCCCGTATTACTACGATTGCGAAACGAAAAGTGACGCATTGCAGAAGTATGGGGATGTGATTCAGGGGCGTGTCAAAGATATCTTAGCTGGTGTTCCTGTTCCGTGTTATTTTGCTTTTACTCTCAAGGATGAATTAAGATTGGCAGAGAAAGTTTTGGCTGAGAAGACGCGAGTTTTTTCGGCTTCAGACATTCATCATCTCTTGGCGAGCACTCAGTTGTTTGATTGGCAGAATCAACGGTTGATGGACACTCTTGGTTTCCACCCGATTACTATAGGGATTTCTGTCCCTGGTCCTCAGTTTGTTACTGCGGTTTTGTCTCTTGGAAAAGAGCAGAATTGTTATGATGCAGACGGGGACGGTTGTGACTCACGTTTCAACCTAGGAATTGCGCGTGTTATCCGGAATGTTCGTGCTTCCTTTTTGCCTGATCAGTTTAAAGCTGCTGTTCACCATTTGTATGATTCAGTTTATTGCGGTGTTGCTATTACAGAGGGGTGTGCGTATCGTGTTTTTCATAACAAATCCGGTTGGAAGAATACTGGTCATGATAACTCTTTGTATTTTTGGTGTGCACTATTTGATGCCATCACTGAATTGACTGATAGACCTTTTGATGATGTTTGTCGTGTCTTGATTAATGGTGACGATTTGGCGATAAGTATAGACGACACCTCTGTGGATATTCGGAAGCTTGGGGATTTTTTGGCGCGTTACAACGTCAGAATTTCCTTTGATGATCCATCTCCACGGACTGTGTTTGATTTGAACTTTTTGTCTCATCATCTTCGACAGATCTTTGTTAAGCCCTACGGTGAACTTGTTGTTGCCGCCGGTAATTTGTCGAAGTTGAAATCATCTATCAATTGGATACGACTTTCACCTGATTTGTCTTTTGATGAGTCTTGTTTGGTTCATTTGCTTGGTTTACGTGTGTGTTTGTTCCCTTGGCCTGTTGAATTCGATGAGATCGAGGCGCTTATAGATTCCTTTTTACAGAGGATTCAGTGGACGCCGCGACTTCGCGAGTTTGTAAAGGCGAGGATACCTAAGGACAACATACTTGCATTGCACTTACGATTTGAGTCGGGTTATTTTTTTACCGACCCGCTTGATCTGGTCCCTAGGCTAAGTTCATTAAGCCAGATAAAGTTTCAAAGTGTAATGAAAGGTGCTAAGAAAGCTAATCAAGCAAAACCAAATGCTGCGCAGAGAGCTGCGCAGTCTGCTCGGGACAAGCTCATTGCTGCCGAGCGAGGGACAGGGCTGTTGCCCAAGAAGGCGAAGCGTGGCCGCAAACAGGGACCTGTCCTCCCTAGCGGTTTGTTTTATTCACGCCCATACCAGCAGCGGGCTAAGGAGGTTCAAGCCTCTGCAGCTGCTGCTTATGCTACTGGTATGAGTCAATCTGCTCCGTTGATTAATGCAACTCGAGATAGTTGTAGGATCGTGCATCGAGAGTTGATCGGTTCCGTTACTGGATCGGCTGCTTTTGCTGTACCTTTTAGTTTTCCATTAAATCCTGGATTGCCATCAAGTTTTCCTTGGTTGGCGACTCAGGCTCAGTCTTGGGAGACTTATCGATTCAACAAACTCAAGTATTGCTATTATACTCGTACAGGTTCTGCGACACCTGGTTCGTGCATGTTGGTGCCGGACTATGATGCCGAGGATGCTGTTCCGAGTTCGGAGCAAATTGCGTCTTCTTATGAGGATGTTTCAGAGGATGCTCCTTGGAAGGATATTCACTGCCAGCTTCGGCCATCAGCGATGTTTTCTATGGGGCCCAAAAAGTTTATACGAACGGGTGCAGTGCCTTCAGGTACGGATGTGAAAACATACGATGC